CTAATAACCACCAACTCTTTTTATTTTTATTAATCTGTTATAAGTCGATAATTTATGTTTCAGTTTTTTAAATAATCCTTCTAATCTATTTGTTGTTTTTTCTATATTTAAATGAGAATATTCTTCAAAGGTAAATAAATATTTCATATAGTATTTTAAGTTAGGTACTCAATTTGTTGGATGTGATTGTTTTACATTGGACTATATGAGAACAAAAAAGCCTTGAAATGAATATTTTCAAGGCTTTAAAGTCTTTCATAGGACTTAATAGGTTTATTTTGTGGTGGAGCTGGCGAAAGCTGATCTAGGTAAATATCACTTTGTTTTTAAAAGAAATATTTAATAGTTAAAAATAGCTTACTACCAAGCTTACTACAATAAAAAAACAGGACGCCAATTCAGACGTTATTTAGCCTAATTTTGCCGAGATTATAACACCAAATTTTGCAATTGCTTGCGTTATTTTGCGTTAAAGGATCTGATTAAAAGGATCTGAAAGGCGTTAGATCTGAAAAGGATTTGTAAAGGATCTAAATTTGCGTTGAAACACACACATTTACTGCGCAGGCGTGGCGAGGGTTTGACTGCGATTTTTTATGCGTGCATTTGGGCGAAAAATCGGGTTAAAACAGGGATTTAAAGTTTGTTTTATTGATTGATTTGATATAATAAGCTTGGGAGATATTAATACTATACAAGACAAAAACAGTTCTTGCGCAATAAAAAACCCGCATTTCTGCGGGCTGTTTATTTTGAAAGGATCTATTGTAGTAATTTGTATTCGGTAAACGTGATCACATCTTCCCCTACCCAACTGTTAATCTCTTTCAAGCGTTCTTGCAGTGGGATAATCTCATTGATAAAAAATACTCGCGTTGCTTTCTCTACGT